GGGTTGTAGGCTGGCATCCCGTAGGGGATTCGAACCCCTGTTGCCGCCGTGAAAGGGCGGTTTTAACGGGTATTCAGGGGTAAAAAACCAGCTTTTGTGGGGTGTTTTGGTTGCCGTTGGTAGGCGTTGGTAGCCAGAAACCGTGACCAAACGTGACCAGATTAAGCCCTAGCTTTACGCCTATTTGCAAAGGTCGCCACGTTGGTCGGCTTGCCACCCACGCCCTGCTTTTTAGACCGCTTGCGCTGCACAGCAGACCTGATCTGCGACTTGCTCATGCGCCCTGCCTTTGCGGCTGGCACACACTTGGGATATCCCCGCTTGTTACGCTCTGAAGAGGTGCGGCCACACTTTTTGTAGCCGCCACCCTTCTTTGGTGCGCTGATATCAACCCAGTCCTCTTTGAACCATTTGGTCAGGCTCATGTCGGTTTCTTGCCCCTGTATTTGCCGCCGCGTTTCTTATATTCGCGAACAAGCCAGCTGCTAGCGTAAGCTGACGGAAAAACATCGAACTTCCGCTTTGCTGCCGCCTTGACCGTTGCATACAGTTTCGGGTTTGTCGGCTTTGGCCCACTGGTGACAACCTTCTTTTTGCGCGGTGCCATCAAACGTAGCTTCGACGCATGCGACGGCGTGGTGCCATCTTCTTCTTTGCAGCCGCCCTTGTCGGTTTGCGCTTTGGCATCATCTTTGGCTTCTTCATTGCATGACTAGGCATAGTTTCACCTTCCTTTTTTACGCATCGCCGCCCGATGCGCTTCTGTAAATGTCTTGCCGCCCCGCATCAGCTTACGCATCTCTGTCATGTGCTTGGCGGTGTGATTGGCGCTATGGCGCTTCAGCGCGGCCTGTTGCCGTGCCGTCAATTTCTTCATCTTCATGAATTATCTCCGTGACTTTTTACCGGCGCACTTCCAGCGCTTGCGTGACAGGCGCAATGGGCTGTTAGGATTGCGTGCAGCCTTGGGGTGCTTCTTCATCTGACCGGCTGATCGGGCGCAGTAGCTGTCGCCCTTTGATGTCCCTGGGCGGACCCGTGGGCCACCACCCTTCGCCTTGCCAGCTTGGCCATAGCTGACGCGCTTGCCAGTGGCAGTGACCTTGACCTTGGCCTTGCCTTTGGCTGGCGCTCTTCTAGCCATCAGCCAGCGCTCGCATGCGCTTCACCAGTCGATCTGCGCGGTTGGTCACTTGCCCATACCACTTGGAATCAACCATCTCATCTGCCGCGCGATTCCAGTCTTTTGCATAGATGCCAGACTTCATGCCAACAAACTTGGACAGACGCGGCCTGCCCATATTGAACATCATGTTTGCCAAGATGCGCTGACAGTCTTCCGGCAGATCGTCAAAGTTTTCATACAAGATGCGGCACTCACTTAGGGTGATTGCAATGTCGTCTTCAAACACCTGATTGACGCGATCCTCGCTGACGGGTGTGCCAACCGGCTGGCCATATTCTGGATCATCTTCTGTGATCAGATGACCGATTCCGTGCGTGGGCAGCGAGAGGTGATCTAAATATATTTCATACTTGCAGCCCTCATCAGCCGCTATCTCTTCACGCAGTGCATCAATGTTCATTTCTTTGCTTTCACTTTACCAACGACGCCTTCAAGCATCCCGCCGCCAAAGTAGAAGGCCAGAATGGTCAGCATTGCCTCGCCCACATAAAAGTCATCAATGACTTGTTTGACATCAGAGATGTTTGTTTCGCCCATCAGGGTCATCACCAAAACCAGCGCAAACGACGCCAAGAACGTGGCTGTAAACATCAAGGCAAGATACCGCTGGGCCACCTTGAAGGGTGCGTATGCGGCCATCGTGTCAATCTTTGCCTGCGCCTTAATGCGCTCCATTTCTTCATCAGAACTGTGGACATCATCAATCAGATCCATGCCCTTCTTGATCACATCCCCGTTGCCAAGGATTGATGCTAAAACTCCCAGCATTATTTCTTATCTCCCAGTTGAGTGAAGCCCATGTAGGCACCCACCACCCCGCTAAGTGAGAGGTACAGCAACGGGCTAATTTCTTTGAGTAGGGCTATCCGGGCGTCTGGTATGAACGGCATAAACAGCAGGACTGTATAGACGCCCATGCCTATGAGCGCGTAGCGTGCTAGGCGTAGCTGCGCCAAGTGCTTGCGGCTCTTGTCTTCTGTCTCACGGATCTCACGGGCGCGTTCAATCTCTGCGTCTGTGACCACGCCATCATTGTCAAGATCGTAGCGCTCAAACTCGCTCGACCTCTCTAGCTTTTTCTGGGCCACTAAGGTACGTTTCTGCCCATCAACTCAAGAGCCACATCGCCAGCACCTACGCTTGACGACATGGTGCCACCGCCAGCGGCTGCAACTTGCGGATTGACAATCAGTCTTGTAAGGCGCGGCAATACAGAAGGTGCGTGTTTTCTCAAGACAGCTTTGATGCCCTTGCCTTGCAAATCACGTTGAATGGCCTGCAAGTCTGCTTCGCCTGTTGCTGTCAACATTGATGAAAGTTGGTTTGCTACTTCGCGCAGTTGTGCGTCTTCCAGTCCTTTGAAATCTGCACTGATTGAGCGACGCACTAAATCTGTCAGGCCCGTTGCTGGATCGCGTGCCGCGCCTTCTTTCAATCGACTGACAAACTCCCCACGCTGTGCTGTCTGACTGCCACCTAAGATGCTGCGTGATGTGTCACGCATAATAATTTCATCATTGAGCCGATTCAGAAACTTGTCGGCAGCAACCTTGCCCTCTTCAGTCTGTGGAAAGGTCAAGCGCAATAATCTTTGCCGCATTGGACTACGAACCAAACGCTGCGCTGCTGTGCGCTCTGCGCCGCTATCAATTTCGTTCAAAATGCCCTGCATGGCACCAAGGCGAAACCCCTCTAACTCAGATTGAGAGAAGTCTCCAACCAAATCAGCCAACTCTTCTGGGTTTGCACGCAAAAAGTTCTGGCCTGCGGTCATGGCATCCATCACCGCCGACTTGCCTGACCAGTAATTTCTGGCAATTCGGTAGGTGGGGTTGGCATCATCAAGCAGTTCAAGAAACGCTCTGCGCGTGCCAGCTACAGCACCAGCATAATCTTTTCCAGCGTTGCTGGTAATGGCGCGTGCGTTAAAAGCCTCATCGTCTAAGCCACGTTTCACATAGTGCAAAAACCTTGTTGGCAGCGTGCGAACAACACTGCCTTGTGGCCCAATCAATTTGCCATTGGTGCCGACGTTAAATTTTGGCAAATTCACGCCTTCTTCTGCCGCGATTTTATATGCGCGATCTAAAGCAGAGCGCACCGCAGGACGGCTAAATATCTGTTCAAGATCGCCACTGATACGCACATTTTTTCGATAAGCACGCTGATAGAGTTTATCGCCCGTCGTTTTGCGTGCTGTTTGTAGCGCTTTAAACTCATCAAAAAATGCTGCGCGACTGCCAAACGCCTCTTGCAGATCAGTAGATAAACGGCCCAAAACGCCTTGGTCACGCATACGCAAAAAACGTTGTGCTGCGCCCTTGCCAGGCCCAGGCAAGACGTTGACAGCATCAAGCAACGCCTGACTGTTTGGCCCAAGGTCAGCCAGTGTGTAAGGCTTGCCAGTCGTGTTTTTGTTCAAGACATAAAGCACGGCCTCTTCAACCGACTGCGCGTCATTCTCAAGTGCTTCTTTCAGCAGTTCACGCGCTTGCTGATTGGCAAGCGTTTTTGGGCCACGCAACACGCGGCTCACACTGCCAGCCAGATTTGCAACAGGACGCGAAACTAACTCAACCGCTGGCGCTGTAACACCGCCAATTGCTGCACCAACAGCGGCATCCGGCAACCTTTCTGTGGGTGTGCCTTCACTTGCTCCGAACCCAAAAGCGCCCCCGTAAGCCATCCCTGGCAATATTTGTCCTGCCACGCCACGCGCACCACCGCCGCGCGTCAAAGCCACGTTGCCTGCCGTACCTATAAGCTGTTCAAATGTTGAGGCCACAGGTCGTTCCGTAGAACTTTCCTCAAGTTGTCCTCTCTCAATCAAAACAGCGTCATCGTAACTTAAACCTGGCGTGACCGCAGATCGCAAATATCCAAGAATCTCGTCACCGGTGTTAAAGGTCAGTCCTTGAATAAGATTAGCAACGCGAGGGCTTGTAAAAGCACCAGAATCTATGGCGTCTAAAGTTGCTCTGCCTTCAGGCGTCAGTTTGTTATCAAATTTTGCGTCGTTTAACGCCTCACGGTATTTCTGCAACATTTCAAAATTATTTTTTTTGCTCATTGCCGTTACTCCGTAATAAGTCCGCGCGTAATCAAATCATCCACAACGCTTGCGGGTTGCACGTCGCTTGCTGCAATGCCAGTGATGCGTTGAAACTCTTCTTCCAAAGTTTTGGTTGCTTCAGTGAACAGCGGATTGTTCTCCTGAAATTTCATCAAATGATCACCAAGTTTGAATCTGCCCATTGGGTCATCAGTGATGCCTGCGGGGTCTGCTTCTGTGACTGTGCTTTGAATAAACCTGTTGGCCTCTTGAAACAGTGCAATATTTCTTGCTTCTACAATCCGTATGGTTTGCAGCATCAATCTGTTGCCTGCAATTGACTTGGTTAATTCTGGACTGGCCTGATTAATAAAACTCAAATCTGCGTCAGTCGGATTGTAACCAAGTTGTTTTACACGCGGCAGAACAAGTTCATTTGAAGCTGAAAGAAAATTCTCTTTCCCAGCAATTTCCTTGACGGCATAATTAGGATTAAAAAACTGTCCAGCTTGTTGCAAAGCCAACCCGAATCTAGCACCAAAACCCGTATTTATTCCCTGATCTAACAGACTAAGCATTTGATCTGCCTTGCCTACTGCTGTGCGTGAAGCAGTGGCCGCTGTTTCTAAGTTTTCAAACTTTTCAATCAGAGATTTATTAGATTCTTTAGCCATGTCCACAGTAATATTAGTGGTGGCGGGCGTGGCCCCTATTTGCTTAGTCGCACCAGCACTAGAACGCTGATATTTCTGGCCTTTGCTTGTGTCAAACCCTTCAGCCTTTGCCTGTTCATCAGTCAAAGTTGTATAGGTTACTGCTGGCGCACGCGGCTGAACCAAGTTTCCTATAGTGCTTGATGTTTGCCCAGTAATCGGGTTGGTCTGTGTGGTTCTCACGCCAGTAAAGTCGCCAAGGTTAGTCAATTCGGATGAGGTGGTCGGCGCAAACTGTGCTGCAAGCAGTGCCGTTTGAGCGGCTGCTGGGTTGGCAGCAACAGCGGCGCGAACATTTGGTGCAACATTTGGCCCCAACATACCCATGATCTGGTCTGTCATTGCGGTTTCACGCGCTGTCTGAGCATCACCAGCCTTGCGCTGTAAATACGCGCCCACCAGTGCGCTAGACAGCCTGCCAAGCCCTTGTAAGGGCGTCCTAACAGGCGCAGAACTTGCC